TTGTACGATGGCTGATTGAATTTCCTCTTGTTTATTATTCTGTACACATATGTGGTTTTGTTTAAAATTTGAATCAATCTCTTGTTGACATGTAGGACACTCATCGTTGTTAGAAAAGAAGTCGATCTCTTTACGAATGGTGTTGATCTTATTTGTCAGTTGTTTTTCCAGACTCTGAACCTGTGATAACTTGTTCTTGAGTTTTTCTTTGTCAGATATGAACACACTCAATATCCCTGTCTCTTTTGTAAGAGTTTCAACAGCGGTCATGATCTCATCAATAGAGGTCTTGAGTTCGTTGATTTTATTCTCCTTTGCATCACGATCACTCTTCTTCATCGACATAATTTCTTGCATATGTTTTTTAGTCATAGAAATTTTCTGATTAAGAAGTTCGATGTTGTGTTTACGGTCTGTGATCTCTTGTTTGTTCTTTGCAATCTTATCTTTCAACAGTGTAAACATAGTAGAGAAGATTTCTATGTCTAACAAGTCTTCAATCACCTGCCGCCGTTCTTGTGGCTTCAGCTGCATAAAAGGAGTAAAGTTTGCAGAACCAATCACAACAATCTGTGTGAAAGATTTGTGATTCAGTTTGAGTATATGTTTCTCAAGATGTTCTTGATACTCGCGAATGTTGGCGTTCTGATCGATCAATTTATCATTACATAATATCTCAAATACATTTGGTTTGATACCGCGCCGAATGAGATAGTTTTTTCCTTTAGAAGAAAATTCTATCTCGACTAAACAATTCTTGCCTACGATACTATTGACTAGTAATGGTTTGTTGATATTACGGTAGGGTTTACCATATAATGCAAACGAAATTGCATCGAGCATAGTGGACTTACCTGCACCGTTTTCACCTACAATCAATGTTGAAGGTGATCGATCAAGTTGAATTTCTGTCCATTGATTACCAGTTGACAGAAAATTCTGACATCTTACTTTATGAAAAACAATCATCGTATAATATCTACTTCGTTATCAGTTTCAATTACAACACGAGCACCGCAAGGAAGAATAGGTTTATCATTACCGCCGTAAACAACGCGACTTTCCCCAAGAATTCGTAACTCACTACAGTACGTGTTTGTTCTTCCTCTTTTGACAGTGATGGGATCTTCCGATACGCCATTTTTTTTGTTACTCCTAATAACGTGTTGATTCACGTGTATATAAGTCTTCATTCCACACTCAAGGCCTCATGGTATAATTCATCGAACAAGTTCTCAACAGGTTTAGAATCTGTAAGGTTCAAGTTATCGATATAGTTTCTGATAATAGTAAGTGTGTCCTCTGCTTCATTTATTATATCAGATTCATCCTCAATGTTCAAGTTTAAATTGTCTTCAACGACTTGTACATGTGCTGGACTACAGGCATTCAATCTATCCATGTACAAATCGAATATGTAAGGGTTGTCCTTGTTCTTCACAACAACCTTAACATGTTTGTCTTTCAGTTGTTCAAAGTTTACATTGGCAATATCGTCCTCACTAGTCTTTGCATCGTCATAGAAAACCTTATGGAACATTTTATAAGGATTTTTAACGTATGTCAAGTCTTTCGTTTCGGTGTCGAATATGTGAAAACCACGGTCATCATTGTAGTCAGACCAGGTCATCTCATACGGTGCACCAAGATAGTGTATGTTGTCTTTGCTTGACTTGTGGTGAAAGTGACCAGACATGACCATATCAAACTTCTGAAATGCGGAGTGTGGTAGGCCATGATCTATCACTGCGCCTTTATACATTTCGAAACCTTTGAGTTCAAGATGACCCATGCAAACGTCACAGTTGACTGACTCAATCGTTGACATCGCATCATCGTAGTTTTCATTATTGATCCAAGGCATAAACAAAATGTCTATGTCATCAAAGTTGACTACGGTAGGTTCATCATAAACACGTATCATTTCATTGCTAGCGCGTAGAAGACTCGGTGCATTTACACGATTGGTCTTCTTGTAGTAAGTATCGTGGTTGCCTACAATGCAATGTAGTTTGATATTTTTTTCATTGATAGGATCAAAGAAGTACTCGTTGCATCGGGACAGTGTGTCAAAGTTGATATACTTACGGCGATCAAAGATATCACCGAGTTCAACGATTGTATCGATGCGTTCCTTTTCTAGGTAAGGAAAGAAAAATTCATCATAAAACTTTTTGTAATACTCGTGAAATTGTATGCTGTCATTACGAGAACCAAAATGCTGATCAGTTATCAGTGCTATCTTCACTCACTACATCCTCTTCTATAAATTTCTCAATGCCTTTCGCTTTTTGTTTCTTGATCTTGGTCTTAACTTTCTTCTCAAACTTCTCTATTATAGGTACCATTTTGTCGTTTGTCAAGTCAAAGTTGACAATACCGTCACCAGATATGTCCTCCTCAAGAGAGATATCGATCATCATGTTCTCTAGAGATTTGTATTTGACATAGGTCTGTTTCTTCTCCTTTTCAATGCGGCGCAGAAAAGCATACCATATGATTTGCGTAAAATATGCAAAAGGATTTTTAGATTTCTCTGGATCAAAACTTTCGACAGCGATGACACAGTTCTCTAGTCCGTCACTGATCATTTCATCTTTGTACGTGTAGCCGATAAAGTTACCTTTGTTCGCAAGTCGTGTCGCAATCATATAGAAACACGTGCCTATTGATTCCGGTATTCTTGGCTTAGGCAAACCTTCTTCTTTAGCCGTTTTGCATTTTTCTTTATACTCTATCAAGAGAGCATAGAATTCTTTGTTGTTTATGTAATTACTACTCATAAATTATCCTTAATGCAATGTGTCATCGTTATAGTCCCTCATCATCATCTCTGTGATCTCTTCCAGTTCTTCTTGGAATTTTATCTTTGATGTTCCGCGATTACTTTTCTCGTATACGGTTCTTCTGTTTTCTTTATTTTCTCCATATGAATCTTTAATTTGAATCAATTGATCATGATAGAAATCAACAATACCGTCCAGTGGATCCCTGAATATTTGTGATATATGATCCTTCTTGAATGCAACATCAAAACTTTTTGTGTAAGGGCAGTACTTACTAAAGAATATTTCAGCTCCAACTTGACCAGGCCTGTGAATCAAAAAACACGCATCTTGTAGGTCTATAATTCTGTCGTTCTCATTCATGACTTTGCCCATGACATACAGACCACCATACTTAATTCTTATTAAGATAACCTCTTGTCCGTTACTCATGTTATCGATACCGTATATAGTTTATAATCAAACTCCTCATCATCATAAATGTCCACTCTTTCCATCAAATGTTTCAAAGTAAAGTTAGATTTCTTGTTATAAATCAAATCATCTGAAATATCATACAATACAGCCGACTCTTTGGTATTACTCCTTCTCAGTCCTCTTCCGATTGATTGCAAGTTTCTGATTTTTGACTTGCTTGGGGATGCGAAGATGACGTTGTGGAGGTTTTTAATGTTGACGCCAGTGCTGAAAGTTCCGTAACTAGCGATGATAATCGCATTTGTTTCTCCTTCAACAATGTGTCTAATGTCGTCTCTTTCTTCACCTTTAACTCCTCCGTGTATAAAAAATACTTTCCTATTCTCACCCTTCATATTATTATACAACACCTGACCGTGTTTGTCTACATACTGGAACAATAACAGTGTGTTGCCTTCAAGCGACAGTGCGAGATTTTCTATAAATTTATTCCTGTTAGCGTGTGACACCAAAAAGTCCATCTCGTCTTGATACTTCATTGCCGAGACTAACTTACACTGATCAGGTGGGTATTTAAGTGTTATGATTTTGATCTTGAAGTCTGCAAGGTGTTTCTGATCCATCAACTCTTTCGTTGTTGTGACCTTATTGACAGGACCGAATAGACCTTCTAGTACCAACTTGTGTGTTTGTGTGCCATCCAATGTGCCTGTAAATCCGTATCGAAACTCTGTATTTACAAGGTTAGTCATGATGGTGGTCAACGACTTGGCTTTAAATAAATGTGCCTCATCGCCTATCACTACATCGAAACTGTCGAACCATTCTTTGTCTAGTTTATAGATGGATTGCCATGTTGTGATCACCACAGGTTTTGTGGTATCTTTATCTTGTCCTGAATATATTTTGTGACAATATTTTTCTGAATTAAATCCGTATGATTCAAAGTCAGAATACATCTGGTGTACAAGAGTGGTTGTAGGTACAATGATAAGTGTTGGCTTCAGATGCCAACGCATGATCATATAAATTATGAATGACTTTCCGGATGCGGTGGGAGATAAGAACAGACCACGATTATAACGCACAGCATCCACGAAAGCAGATATCTGATAGTCTCTAGGCTCCAGTGTAAATTTCTGTTCTGCAAGAAACTCTCTAGCTTCGTTGAGAGAGAAATTACCAGCAGAGTTATCATACTCGTACTCATATCTGTATCCTCTTTCTTTGCAAAACTGTTCAACATAGTGCATCAGACCAGCATAGAGTTCTTGTTTGTTTATATTGTAGAGTCGAATGTTTCCATCCCAAACTCTTCTTTTATACGCAGGAGTAAACTGTGCGCCAGGTACACGAAAGGTAAAGTATTGTGCTAACTCTTGTGCAATACCCTTATCGTCTGTCGCAACTTGATTGTATACTTCATTTACTTTGCGTATAACTACCAACTAGGATCACCTTCTTGTAGTCTTCTGAAATCTATGGCCGTCTTCAGATGAAAACCTCTACTGGCAATCATCTTGATTACTGACTCAAGTAACTCAATCTTTTCTCTCTGATATGCAATCTGTAAGTCCAGTTTTTGTATATCATCATCTGCTTCAATATATGTATCTGCCTGTTGTTTGACGATCCTGCCTTTTGGAGGCAGTCTCCAACCCATGTCCATTTGTTCTTGCGTAGGACCATCAGTAAGAAACTCAAACTTATCCAGTCTCAGTTTTTTGTATTCAGACTCTTTCTGTTTCAATAGTAGTTTTTCACGAGAGAGCATAGAATAATATTTGTGATGAAGTTTTGCAATATCAATTGCAGATTTGTCAATTTTGTAAGGATCAATCGTACTGTCTTTTTCCCACTCTTCAAAAATTTCATCAAGTTTCATAATCTACCTTATATACTTCGCCCATATTAATTCAATAATACCATAAAAAAACCCTGGCGTCAACCTGAATTGACACCAGGGGACTCCTATATTTATAGAGAGTAAACTACTACTAATCAATGAAGGCAGGATGTCCTTCAAAGTATAATTGTATCATAAGATGTATCATAATGTCAACTACAATTAATGTGATGGACATCGCCCAAAAAGCAGGAACATACATCATATGGCCGGCAACAATATTAATGCTAGACCCGTAGCAAATATGAATGCTATTGCTAAATCGAGAATAGATATCTTTGGTTCAAGTTCTTTCACTTTTCTTTTAGTAGTAGAATATCCTTTACCTAGCCTGTCGTATTGTTTGTTGTCTTTTATCATCTCGCGGCCATCATTCTCTCAGTCATTAGGGTTGCATAACCTTCGTCATCCAAATGCGTTATAGCAATCCATGCATGAGACATTTCATCACCTGTGCGACTACCATCATACACCCACTGATCAGGATCAGGGTTGTTAGGATTGTCAGCAGTGTTATCGTACCATTGCTTGATTACGAGAACTGC